GGTTGACACAGGGTGGCACGGGGTGGCACGGGGGTGGCACGGGGTCGGCACGGGGTTGGCGCGGGTGGCACGGGGTAATACCAGGCGCGCTAGTTGCGCTTTTTTTCTCCTTTCCCTTTTCCTGGCGCAACTGCGCGTCGCAAAATGCAAAACAAAAATGGTGGGGGTGAAAAAAATCGCCGCACGAGTTTTATTTCCAAATTTCGGACAGACGCACTAACAATCACACTCTTGAGTGACGTTAAAGAGCGGGTTAGCGGGCTAGCAAAAATTGTTAAACTTTTGGCAACAGTAGCGTTTTGTTTTGTGTAACTATGATATTCTTTATGTGATGAAAAAGCGGGATATTGTAGAACAAAACGAGGCAGGGCAGATTGACCCTGGTTTTATCGAAAAACTAGATTGGTTCAACCGGCGCGACCGGAAGGTGTTGAACAAGGCAGGGGACGCGCGTGGTCTTTCGGATGGTTCGCAGAAAGCGTTAGTGAACAATCGTTTTTCTGGCAGAGTCAAGCGGACGCCGTTAACCGACGCGCTTTTGCGTGCTGGTGATGTAGATGAGTTAGCGGGCATCATCATTGCGAGTGCGCGTAATGGTGAATCCTGGGCGGTCAAACTATGGGCGGCTTATGTTCAATCGCCAGAGTTGACGTGGCGTCTTGCGATTGGTGAGGGTGCTACTGAGCGTTTTGCCGAGTTAGCGGAGCGTCTCAAGGTAGTGCGTGGTGATGTTATAGACGTTTCGCCTGTAGGTGAGGGTGATAAAAATGAGGTGGCGGTGGATGTGGCGGGTGAGGAAGATAGCGACGCCCAACAAAAATTGGATTCTGGTGTTACAGATAACGTCTCTGGTTGAGGTATTTGTGTTTGGTTTAGGTGTTGGTTTATTGCAGGCGTTCTATCTTATGGTGATGTGGTTATTAGTGCAATGAGACACATTTGGGCTACGCAAGCGGAGCGGGACACGATTTGGGGTGCGGTAGGGTATAGTCCCAAGCATTTGCGGTGTTTCCACGATGCGCCCAACCTGTTAAAGATGTTGGCGGGTGGTGAAGGTGCTGGCAAAAGTATGGGTGCGGCGATGGAAGTAATTGGGCAGTTAACCTATTGGTCTTTAGTATATCTTGTCGCTCCGTCGTTTGACCAGGCGAAAAAGGAGTTTGAATACATTACCGATGCGCTTTTGAAATTAGGCGCGACGAACAAGACATTGATTTCCTCTCCTGAGAGGGGGCAAAAGGCGTGCAAGACTGTTTTTGGTGCGCGGGTAACGACGATTTCGAGTGAAGAGGGGACACGTGCCATTACGGGGACGGGTGAGCAACCCGATATAATAGTAATGTGTGAGGCGGGCAAGAACACGCACGGTGTTTATCTTGCGTGTTTGGGGCGGATAGCGCGTCTTGGTGGGCGTTTGATTTTATCTGGCACATTTGAGTCGTCGGTGGATTGGTATGCCAGGTTATTTAATCGGTGGCGATTGCCAAATCAAGAGGGTGGAATATCGTTCAGTATTCCGACGTGGGAAAATCTTGAGTTATATCCAAAGGGGCGTGATGACGAACGCATCAAGTTACTTGAGGCAACCTATCCACCCGACCTTTTCCAGGAGCGTTTTGGTGCATTGCCGTGTCCGCCACAAGGTCTTGTCTTTGCGGAATTTGATGCGACAAAGCACGTGCGCGAAGATGTAACGTTCAATCCCGAATTGCCCGTGTATCTGTGGATTGACCCTGGTTATTCTGGTTCTCACTATGCTGTAGAGGTTGTCCAGACGTTAGGAAACACAATTTTTGTCATTGATGAAATATATGTAAAACTTGCGTTGGCGCACGATGTTGTAAAGATAGCGAAGGGGCGTGAATGGTGGGGCAATGTCAAGGGTGGTGTAATAGATGTTGCTGGGCGTTCGCACGGGCTTGGGATGCCTAGCAATGTTGAAGTGTGGAATGCGGCGGGTGTGTATTTGTCGTCGAAATATTTAGGAGTTGAAGACGGTGTTTTAGCGCATCGGCGGTTTTTACGAGACCCGTTGACGGGTGAGCCACGTATTTTTCTCAATCCAAAGTGTGTTGGTGCGATTCAAGAGTATCAGGCGTGGATGCGCAAAGAATTAAGCGATGGCTTGTTTGGTGAGCCAAAGTCGGTTGGGTGCGACGCGCTAAAAGCGATTAACTATGGAATTGCCTACACATTTGGGTATGTGGACAAACAACCGCCCGTTATAGATGAGCAAATCGAACTTGAGTCAATGAGAATTGAGCAGTTTTACGCGCGTCTGGCGCAGGGTTAGGAGGTTTAATGGCGAAGAAAAGGGTTGAGGACATTCAAGACATTATCAAGCGACTTGAGCAGTCGCGTGGTGAATTGGTGGCGGAGTTTTTGGCGTATGAGCGGATGTATCTTATCGAGCCAGAGGGTGTTGAAGAGGGGAGTGTTAGTTTCGAGCGTGTCAAGCCACTGCTTGACCCGCATCCGCATAACACTATCAACACACTGATTAACCTGTATGCCACCAAACCACCTGTGATTACAGTTAACCTTGGTGAAATTGGCAAAGAGGCACGGGACTATGTTGAACAGAGAGATGCGGCGGACAGATGTGAGCAATTTGTCAAAGCGCTTTTCGAGCAAAATCCTCAAGTTGTTGGCAAAAATCCGTTTATTGATTCGTTAGCATCTGTGGCAATTTTTGGCGAGGTAACGATTGTTCCCATCAATCTACTTGCCGAACAAGATGAAGGGGATTCTGTTGACATCGAATTACCGTTTATCTTTCGTGTGCCCAATCCGCAGGTTTGTTACCCAGCGACAAATGAGCGTGGGCTGGTGCGGCACGCTATCATAGAGAGGTTAGCAGCCGAAGAACTGCAGGATTATTATCCAGATTTTGAGGGGACGGGCGAAGTAGAATTGGTGGACTATGTAGATAAAACGTATCGCCTTGTTTACACCAAACAAGATGCCGAAAACCCGTTAGTTTTCACTGAACACAAATTGCCGTTCATTCCGCGAGTGTATCAACTTGCCGCATTTCCCTCATTCTTCGGGGGAAAAAATAAAATCATTCCGTTCCTTTACGCCTTACGTCATAGCAAGATGTGGGGTGCGCGCAATCTGAATTTGACGTTAATGAACACAAACATCTTTGAGCATCTCAATCCGCTATTTGTATCCCACACAGAAGACGGCAGGGCAATTCCAATTGCGTGGAATCAGCGTGGTGTTACCATTCCCCTGCGCCTTAACGAGCGGATTGAGCCACTTGCAAAGAATCTTGTTCCGAGTGAGCAGTTTACGTTTTTCAGTGTAGTATCACAACTTGTTGAAGATGCGACAATGAGTCGTATTGCGCGGGGTGTTATGCCGTCGGGTGCGCAGTGGGCGGCGAGTGCAATCAACACGTTAGCAGAATCAACCCGTATGGCGGTTAATCGCGTTGCAGAGCCGACAGAGTTTGCCTGGTCTCGTGCTTTGAACGTTGTGTTGCGGTGGATTAAAGAGCGTGGCAAACCCGTAACGATTTACACGGACAAGGGCAGTTTAGCCCTAAAGCCATCGGATATTTATCCAAACTTTACCGTGCGCGTCAAGTTAAAACCCGACCAAGCCATAGAGCGGCAAATGGTTATTGGAACAATTGCCGCGTTGTGGGACAGACACCTGATTGGATACGAGACTGCCACAGAATTGCTGGAAAGTGTAGGGGTTGCCCCGTCGGCAGTTGATTTGATGCAAGACATTCTGTATCGCGGCGCGCTAGAAACAGAATTGCCAAATCTTTTGAAACAGATGGCACAAGCGGGGCGCGAATTAGCGCGCGCGGCAGAAAATATACCTGAGACTCCGCCCGTCCAGGCGGTTTCGCAAGTGGGTGGTGGTAGTGGAATGGAATCCCTGGCGGGTTACGCGCCCCGCAATCCACTTGAGCAAGCGCAAAATGCCCAAGCGGAACAACCTGCGATTCCCGGTGTGGGACAAGGACGGTGATGTAATATGTTAACAGATGACTATCGCAAGCAAGTGCGAGCGGATTTGAAAAAACAACTAACCAAAACAATTGTTGAACACTTGCCGAAATTACGAGAGGGGCAAGTTAGAACAATTATGACTAACCCACAAGAGTTTCAGCGGTGGGTCAACGCATTGGGGGAAGATGGACTTAGAATGTGGGTAGAAAGGGGTCAAAATGGCACGGTATTATGATTGGGAAACCAAACGATGGGTAGATGACAACGAAGACCAACTGGTTGGTGCGCCGTCTCTGGGTTCGTCGGACAGTTCGGCTAGTGAAGCATTACCAGAGCCAACCTGGAACGCCAATAACCCAGACTTTTCTGCGTCACCAGCGGATGACAGTCAAGGCACACCCGCGCCAAATCAAGGTGACAGTTTAGGCGACCAGGGTAATACAGATTGGGGCACGGGTGATAACGACCAATCACGTGACGATGTGGACAATTGGTTTAGCAACTTGATGCACATTGTTAGCGCGCCAATTCAGGCAACCCGACAAGCGTTAAACAGTGCTGGGTTGGGGAACCTGGGATTCACGGACATTGCGAATATGGTGCGAAACAATCCTGGTATCACCTTGGAAGAGATGCGTGCCGCAAATGCGCTAGCGCGTGATAGTGGTAATGACACGGGTGGCATTACCGGTGGCTTTGTGGGTGCGCCGCAACAAGGCTGGCAGGGTGGTAACCCATACGCTCAACAAATGGGCAGTGGGCGAACTATCAGACCGCTTGACGTTGCTTTGAGAACGGCGCAGTTGCCGACGGGTGTCGTCAAGGATGTATTGAGTGGTATTGGTTATAACAACCTGACCGCCGATGAAGTTGTTGCGCTAATGCAAGCCAAGATGCGGGCAGGTAAAGGTGCGTTAACGTTAGAAGACCTGGACAGAGCAAGTAATGCAAAAGCGGCGGGGATTGCCCAACCGGGGCAACCCTATCGCAGTAGCGGCAGTAGCGGTTGGACAATGACCGCGTTGGCGTCTGCGCTAAATTCTCATCAGGTTGACGAGAAAACGGCGTATGAGTTGGCGCTACAAAGCGGCTTTAATGGAACTTTCAGAGATTTCTTGACTGAAAAAGACCGCATTATTCACCAGAGCGGGTGGAATCACGGTGGGGGCTGGACGACCTATGACCAATACATTGGTGCGCCATACACAAGCCCAAATCGCCCTGGGCAACCGTTGTTACCCAACCAACCACCCACCAACCTACCGCCACTAACGCCGTTTGGCGATAACCGTGAGACGCTTGTCTTTCAAGATTCCGACCTGGCGTATTTACCCGAAACTATGCGTGTCTATGCTGACACACTGTTGCGGCGTCTTGGATACGTCCCGACGGGCGTCGTTGGTCAATATGGTTTCAAGGAATACAAGCGCCGACCAGACCTGGCAAATTTGCCAACATTTGAAGAGGCGGTTACCTATGCGGCAGGCAATGACCCACGTGCCGCTGAATGGTTGCGTTGGTTCTATTGGAAAAAGGGTTTGACTGGTGAATCTGCGCCAAACCCATTGACAGGAAAGGTTGAATGAATTGGCTTGACGATTTTATCCAACAACAATTCGGTTCTGGTGACCAACCGCAAACACCTAATCCACCAGAGCCGGACGATTGGGTAAATCAATTTACTCAATCGCAATGGGGGACAACGGGTGGACAAATTGGGCGACCGACCATTGGTCAACCGCCAACGGGTTCGGGTGGTGTTACATTAGACACTCCGCCACCAGAACAACCCAAAAACGTTCACCTGTTCGGCTTGCCCTTCGCCCCGGAAATCCCTGTAGATACGCCACTTATTGGTGGCATTTCCAAGGCGATAGGTGGCGCATTCGCTCCTAGCACGCCCGATATGTTCAATCGCCAATTACGTGATGACAAATTGTGGGGCATCCCGATTCGGGCGTTGGAAATCCCGGTAAATTTGTTTAACGAAGAGTTCCAAACCGTTGGGCGTCCGCTAGCAGGCTTGGGTGAGTTTGGTATAGAAACAATCCTGAAAAACACACCGATTGGCGATTGGATAGGTCAATTTATAAAGCTTAACGACCCATACTCACAGAGCGGAGACACGTCGAGTGATACGCGCGTCCAGATGATTGGACAACCCGACAAAGAGATTTTTCAGGGGACTCCAATCATTGGTGGCTTGTCTCGCTTTGCACAAGAGATTAATGAGCCAATTGACCCAAACAGTGTGTTTGCCCCGACGGCGGGGACTCCGCTTGAGCCATTTTCGCGCGGAATCAAAGCGGGTTTTCTTGCCGGCGATATGCTGTCGGACTATGTAAGAAATCCGCTTAAATCGTTTGCGGATATGTTCGTTTACACATTGCTATCATCGCCCATCGGTGAGAAATATGTAAAACTTGCCGAACAAATTGACCCTAATGCGCCATTGTCAACAACCATCCTATACGCCGTTATATCTGAAATTCCGGAGGTGCGCGACGCCTTTGTGCAGGCGGCGCAACAACACCCGGAAATGACGCCGTTAGAGGCGTTACGCGCGGAGTTACAGAAATACCAAGACAAGGAACTTGTTGAAATTGCCACGCAATCCCCATCTATTTACAAAGCATACCAATTTTTGTTTAATGAAATTCGGCGAACGGGTGGACGTAGTGAAGTTCTACGCAACGCTGGGTTTAAAACGGAACAAGAGTTTGAGCAAGCAGTTACCAAAGACCCGATTGGCACGTTTGTTCAAATTGGTGCGTCAAATTACGATGCCTTACCGGAGCGCCTGCCCTATACTGGCGTTCCAATGCAATTACTCACAGGTCTGTTGTTCGACCCCTTAACGCACATTCCTAGCCCGGCAATCTTGACCAAACTGCAGAATGAGGTACGTGTGATAGAAGCCATCAAGCCGCTTGCTAAAATGAATTTCCTTGAGCGGTTTTGGACGGCACTGCCCAAAGTGGACGAAGCACTACAACCTGTTCGGGTGTTGAAACAAGAAAGCGGAGCAATGGGCTTTCTTAATCGCTTTTTGTTCGACAACGCCTCTCGTGCAACCGAATTTGCAAAAACTGCTTACACAAACTTGATGCACGAAGTTTTTGCCAAGAGCGACAATTTTATCGAATCTCTTGGAATTGTGGCGAAATATATTGATGCCGCAAAAAGCCCGGAAGCGTTTGCAGAGTTTTCCAAGACATTCCACACGACTTTGGGTGCACAGCGCGCTATTCGTTTGCTTGAGGGTCTTGACAAAGAGATGACAAGCACAAGCAAGGCGTTGGGCGGTGCTTACAAGTTGGTGGCTGATATTATTCAGTCGGGCAAGCCGCTCAATCCCGAACTCTTTGACTGGGCGCCAACCGCCATACGCCAGGCGATTCGTGCGATTCACGACGAAAATTTGAAGGGCGCGCAAGCGATGCACTATTTGGACGATGCTGCACGTATCGAATTGCTTGATAGCATAGCGACCGTAATGGCGAATCGCGCCAAGCAAATCTTTGGCGTAAAAGCCCCTAATCCAATCCAGCGTGTTGTGGGTTTGGTCAAGTCTGTTGAGGCGTTGCTATATCTTGGCACGTCCCCGGTAACACTCGTGCGTAACTTTATAAACAACCGTGCAACAATGGCGGTTGATGGACTGAATCCGTTTATGACCAAGCCGCAAATTCAAACATTTCTATCTCGACTTGGGATTCCAGAGCAGGCACTCAAGCCAATGGATAGGATTGCGTCCGTCATTCGTTCGTCGTCAACGAGCGGGATGGGTGTTGACGTTGTGGGCGGTTTGGCACAAAAGATTTCAGACTTCGCGGATAAATACTCGCTTTTGAAATTCTATCGGAGCATCGAAGAGGCAGACCGCCTGCGCGCGTTTGCGTCGGGTGCGAAAAACGCATTTTCGACTAACGCCGAAAAGTGGGCGGGTGAAATCTGGAATACTACACGCGGCAAAGCAATCCTTGAACGACTCCGCCAAATTGATGAAAATGCGCCAAAGGTCATTGAAAAAATCATTTCAGCGAATCTTGGTGATAAAGAAAGGGCAGGTAAGGCAGTGATGGAATATATCGAGGGAATGCGCACTCCATACACGGCGCATTTCTACGACAAACTTGCCCAACATCTTTCTAGTATTTTTGGTGGAAACTTGACATCAACTGACGTTCGGTTAATGCTTGGATATGACGCCGAAAAATCATTAGACGCGGCGGCGGAGCGTATTGCCAAGCGTGTGTTGGGTGGTGAAAAGAACATCAATAAGGTTGTCAATGAAGAAATTGCCAAAGTCTTGAACGAATACACTGAGTTTCTATACAAATTACGTGTCCAGACGTCTGGAAAGCCACTTGAGAGTGGATTTGATGGCGTTCAACTCTTGCGCGACATAGGCAAGCGGATTGAAGAAATGCCTAGCGCGCCACCCAAAACGCTAAAAGACGTTTTAGCGCTTGCGGAAGAAAAAGGAATACCGCTCAAATTTAAGAGCGGGGATGAAGGAATGCACGTTGCGCTCATAAATGCGCTCAATTATCGTCTGCCGCTTGGGGCTGAGAAATTCAACACCATCGAAGATGTAATTGCCCGTGCAGACGAGGCATACGAATTATTGGCGGGTTATCAAAAGGGTGTTGGTTCTGCGCTCAAAGACCAGGCGGCTAAATTCGTCAAGACGCAAAAAGCGGCGGGTGAACAATTCCAACAGGTTGCCAAAGCAATTGGTCTTGAACTTAAAGACCCGTCCAAATACTATGTTTACGTTAAAGACGACAAGACAGGTGAATACATTTATCAAGCCGTTAATGGAAAGCGTGTAGAAATCCCGGGATTTGAGATGTTTGACTTCTTCCTGCACAAAACGGTCAAAGGCGAGGGATGGACGATTTCGGAGGGAATTACAGGCGCGGCACTTGTATCTGGCAAAACTCAAAAAGAGGCAATTGCAGAATTGCAAAAACAGATTATTCACAAGACACCCGACTCGTTTTTACAAAGCATCGTTGGACATTTAAGCACGGCGTTCCAGATGCCATCGCCACGCTATTGGATTAGCGGCGCGATTGAGTTGACTCCAATTGACGGCATTACACCAGAAGAATTACAATTGGCGCAAAAAGCCGTTGTGTTGTTACCAGATGTCGCTCCGGCAATTCAACAAGCCATAAAAGATGATGCGGTATTTAGCAAATCGGGCTTGCCCGACGGCGTGCTTGAGGCGATGAAATATTTTGCCATCAAGTCGGGTAAGAAACTCGTATCAAATGATGAGTTTATTGGTTTCGTTGACGCGAACGCAAAGATTTCGCCAATCAGCCAGAAACTAATTGGTGTCGAAAAGGGGTTGGCGGACGAAATCAAAGGCGCGGCGCAATCGGGGGCAAAATTGCTTATCCCCAATTCTCTCTTGACTCCCGAAGAACTTGAGCAATTTGCTAAGGCACACATTGGCGACGAACTGTTGCCAAAGATTTCCAAGGTGGGGGACAACCTTGCGCTTGAATTTGTCAAATCGTCGGAAAATGCCGAACCAATGGCGCAGGAGTTTTTGCAAAAGTATCCGTATCTCGAAGCATATAACGGCAAATTAGTAAATCACGAAGAATTTGTTAGCACGCTAGATGGTTTGGTTGGTCTTGGCAAGTCGAAGACCCAAGCCCCATCCGCGTGGGGATTGACTCCAGAGGAATACAAAGAGGCGGTTCAGAAATATGCATCTGCCAACGGATTACAAGCATCGTTTAAGAAAAAGGGCGATAAATTCCTTGTTTCGTTGGACAAGCCAGAAACAAAGGGCAACTTGAAGATTTTTGTCGAACAACCGTCGTTCAAACCTGTTGAGCCGGTTCACCTGTCAAGTGAACAGTCGCTTAACCTGGTCAAGATTGGCGGGCAAATGGGGTCTAATCCGGGCGGGGTGTTTAGTAGCAAGGTGGGTGAATTGTATGTGAAATTCCACCCAAACGAAAACCAGACGTGGACATCGTTTGTAACAAACGAACTGTATAAAGAACTTGGTATTGGCGTGCCGGATGTATTCTTGTTTGAGGGTCAAAACGGCAAGATTGGGTATGCGTCGCTAATGATTAAGGGTGGGAAAACTATCGGTAGTAATCCGTCAAAAGAGGTGGCTGGTGAGGTTGCGCGCGGAATCGTGGCAGATATTTTGACGGCAAATTGGGACGTTGTTGGGTCTGCATACGACAACATTTTGGTTGTTGGCGATAAGGTTTATCGAATAGACCCTGGTGGTACATTGCTTTATCGTGCGCAGGGCGCGCTCAAACCAGAAAGTGCCATAAAGAACATCGAAGAGTGGTATAACTTTGCAAACCCGAGTGTGAGCAAATACGCGCAAATTCTAAAATCGGCGGGTTACAAGTCCGTAGAAGACATTGGGGCAACCGAACTTGTGCGCCAATTTAACGACATTACGGCGCTTGTTCAGAAATACGGTTCCTGGCGAGATTTTGTAAATGCCAAAATCCCGAACGCACCTGCCTCACTGCGTGAGGACATTGCCGATATGCTTTCAACAAGATACAAACTGCTTGGGGACAAAATTGCCCAAATTGCAAGTGAGCAAACTACTGTTAACACGGACAAAATAAACAATTTATTTGATTATTTGGCGAACAAGGGTAATGTTACTCAGTCTCTTGTGAAATTACTCAACCCAGACGAAAAAGTTTTTGTGCTTGACCGCCTTAATAAACTGCTGGAAAAAGACGAACTTTTACACATTCCCCTTATTGAAAAACTAAAACTTTGGGTAGATGGTTATGGTAAGGCAAAGGACGAGGCGCGCACGATGCTAGAAGGTAACTATAAAACATTTGGCGAACTGATTGCGAGTGCGACTCAGAGGGCAGCGAAGGCGTTGTATGGTAACGACGTTACAATGTATCAGTCGGACAGACTCCACCTTTGGCGTATATTAAAGCCAGTGGGCTGGAAGGAGAACAAGGTAGACAACCTGATAATGCGCCCGCTAGATAGTTTTACTACGAATTACAATTTCACCCAGAGTGGCGAGTGGCTTATCGAACTCGAAATGCCCGTGCAAAACCTGCTTGCGGCTTGGTGGAACTTTGGTTTTATAAAGACGACGTTCCCGCAAGAAAAGGAAGTTATTACGACGCTAGCAGACTCAAGGGGCGCGCGGGTGATAAAGATAACGCACTTTGGAAACCCACTTAGCGAACAAGAACTTGCCATCTTTATCAAAAACAACCCGCAACTCGATTATTCTCTGCTTGGGGTTGCTGCGCCCGCCAAAAATTCTGCGCCCACCAAGAGCATTCACGTATACGAATTGGCAAACAAAAAATACATATCAACTCACCCATACCAATACGGAATCAAATACGATTACAAATTGGGCGAGCCCAATTTCGCTCAATCCTGGTGGGAGTCATTACTTCCAGAGCAACAAGAATACGTTTTGTCTGGATTGGCGGGCAAGCCATACAAAGACTTGAGCGAGGTTGAAAAATGGACAATCCGCTCAAAGTATTTTGGCGAAACCCCGCCACCAGAGGTTTTGGAACAGGGAAAAGCGCAATGGGCAGAAAACGCGAAAATCAAGAATACCAAACCCGCTGTGGGCGAAATTCCCAACTCGATAGGCGAAATTCCCAACCCGATGGGCGAAACACCAAGTCTATCCGAACCTTTGCCAAGCCCGGCAACCGCTAGCGCATCACCGCTTGAAAGCGTCCAGACGTCTGGACTGGGTGGCAATGGGCTGGATTTCGGGTTGGCGATTCCTGATACCATCGAAGAGGCGGCGCGTTCGCTTGGAAGATTCAAACCGCCCACCACTGTAGAGGGTTTGCTTGAGAATCAGGCAAATGCTTATGCAACCGCGTATGCCGATTTTCTCAATCAAGTTGCGCCAATCATCGCCCAATTCATCGAAGATGAAATGAAACGCGGTATTCCCAAGGTTCCAGATGCGCTAAAGGGCGACATCGCAAAGTGGCTTGCAAGCGACGTGGCGAGTGTCCACGACGATTCCGTAAAGGCGGCATTTGCACTTGGCAAACTTGCCGAAAAGCGCGCGCTTCTCGATTATGATTCACGCTATCACATTGACGGAGCAATATCGTATTTGCAACCCTTTGCATTCTGGCGATTACACTCCGCCCAGGAGTGGGCGCAGAGATTTATAGACCGCCCATCTCTTGCGGCGTTCTACCTGCACGCCTTGCGGGACTTGGATACAGTCAAAAATGACCCATCCTACCCGGCTAGGCTGAGGGGGAAGACGGAAATTCCGATGCCGCTTGTAAATATGGTTGCGCCGTATCTTGGCAAAGGAGTGTTTGTGGATATTCCTGAGGCGATTTTCCCTCTCAAGAGTATTTACGCAACAGAAATGCTTTCTTCTCAATACGCCGGTGTGAAAGATGAGGATGTTGCCGCGCAAATTCGTGCGTTGATTGATGCGGGTGCTGTATCAAAGGAAGAGGGTGAAAAGGCGATTATCAACAAAAGCGGTTCTTTGTGGGACGCGGTTAAAGCAGACCTGAAAAGCGGCGAGGGCGGAGTTGGTGGCTTTAGCGAATTGTTTAAATTACACACGCCGCTAGACCTGGCGTTGCGTGTTGCGACGGGCAACACCAGGTCTTACGGGACATTTTTCCCGTTCACGTCGTTGGTGCGCGGGTTATCGTCCCCGTTCGTAAAGGGCGGAATCAACCCAGACGCCACTGTTAAGAAGGCGTTAAGCGCACTAACGGGGCAAGAATTTCCAGAATTTGATGCGTTCGACGAATACCGCCAGGAGCGCGCCTTGCGCAACCTGGTTGCCGAGGGGGCGATTTCGCCACAAGAAGCAATAATCGCAATGATGGAACACAAGGGCAGGGCGTGGGATATGGCGGTTGACCGCAATGCAAAAGAGGGGTTCATTCCCGCCCTAACGTCTCTTGCTGGATTGCGCGGCACGGTATTTACAGAGGGGGAACGACGATACTATCAAGCGCGCCTTGAGCGCGACAGACTTGTTGACAGTGAATTACAGCGGGCGGGATATGACCCATCTGTGATGAGCAGTGAGCAAAAGTGGGACACACTGAAAAAACTTGGTCTATTGTCAGAGGGGACTCCACTTTTCGAATTTGGCAAACAACACCCCGAAATCAGTGTAACGGGATACCTGTTTGCCGAACAAGAGGGGCGTCTTTCTAAATTCCTGAGTGATGAGGTTAAGCGCATCTACTACGACTCACTTTCGTCGCTTGACCGCCGTCGGGCGCGCAATATGCTGGGGCAGGATTTTGCCGATTTTGTGGCTGGCAACAAATCAGATGTTGACCTTGATACACTTGCAACGTGGGCAAAGACGTTGAATGGTTATATTCCCAAGGCGGGCGTTAATGTCAACACATCAAAGGCAAAAGAGTTTATCGAATCAGACCCGACGCTAAGTCAACAATACGAGTATTACTTAACACAGCGCGGGGCGGTTCAAGATGTGTTGGACGAATACTATCGCTTGCCTGATGAACTCTCAAAACGGGTTTATCTGAACAAACACCCGGAACTAAAAGCGTTCTTCGCCTGGGAAGACAAGTTTTTCGGACAGAATCCCGAACTCGTTAAAGCAATGGGCAAAGACCAGCCACAGGTTTATGCAAGAAAGGGGAACGAGCCACAACAGAGTGCGGACGCCGCGAATATCGCAGACCCAGAATTGGCGGCGGAATATCGGCAATGGCTTGCGCACTATAACCAGGTGAAAGACACGATGGACAAGTATTACGCATTGCCGACCGACCAACGCAAGGCGTTTTTGCGCGAACATCCCGAACTTGAATACTACTTTAAATGGAATGACGACTTTTGGAAGAACCACCCTGAATTAGCAAAAATGATTGGGCGCGAAGAAAGGACACAGAAACCAAGAGATAATAGTGGAATTGCAAGAATAGGCAAGATAAGTTATGGTGGTGGCGGCGGTGGCAGAGTGGCGACGCAAGCGCCGACGCGGCAAGGCGGTTATGAGGGAACGCGCAACCTGTGGGCAGACTTGCAGGGGCAGGTAGATAACGAACTATTGCAGATGATTTCCGCCTGGCTACAACTTAATCCTGGTTATCGAGAGGTCTATGCGCGAATGAACAAGCGATTACAAGATTGGCTTGCTAGCAAGCCGCAATGGTATCTCGACAAACTAATAAGAGATTACTTGTATTCGCGGCAAGCAATGTTGTCGCACCGTCAAGTAAACAAGTGGAAACCAAATGTATCTTACAGAAATTAACGTTTCGCGCAAATAGAGAAACCTTTTTGCCGAAACGTGATATTGTTACATAAGAGGGGGGGATAAAAGAATGGATGAGAATTTGAACAGTTCAACCGAACAGGGCGCGGTGAATAGTAGCGCAGACGCTAGTCAAAGCGACAGCGGGCAAGCAACTACATCGCCCCAAGACACGTTTGGTTCAACTCAAAAAAACGACGCGCCGAGTAGCACTCAGATTGACCCCAAGGTGCTTGAAAACGTTGTTAGCAACGTCCTAAAACAGCGGGGGATACCAAGTGCGCAAGACATTCAGCGCTTGGTGCAATCCAATGTTGACAGACGTATGGCGAGCGTAAACAAGCGATTGGCGGAGCGATTTGCAGTCTTAGATGAACTTGTTAGGGAAGGTAGCCTTGACAAGTCAGAGGCGGAGCGTCAAAAGCAAAAAATGGTTGTTGACCAATTGGTGAAGTCGTCCGAATTGAGCGAACAAGCGGACGCGGGAGTCAATTGGAACAGGTTGGCATTAGACTATGCCCAACGATTTGGGCTATCGCTAAACGACCTGCCCGAGGTAGCGGAATACAACCGCATCTACGGGCATCCGATTCCATTTGACCAATTCGTCTCATTGGTCAACGAGCGGGTATTGCGCAAGATGCAAGCGCAAGCATTGCAAGAGGCGCAACGGCAACTTGAACAAAAACAATCTGCTTTACGCGAGGCGGAAAAGAAGGGCGCGGCAAAACCAACCCCGGTTGGCAGAGGTGGTGAGCAAGACATTTCAAACATCACTGACCCCAAGACCCTTTACCGTCTTGCATTATCTAAAAAGAGGTGATGGAAATGGCGGTAACACTCGCAGAATATTTCAAACAGGTCAAAGAGCCAATGAGTAAGGGCTTTATCGCCGACCTGTTGCGATATTCTGACTTAATCGGGCTTGTCCCATTGGAAACAATTGGGGACATTCGCATTCGCGGTCAACGGTGGCAAACGTTGCCCAGCACCAACTTTCGTGCCCTGAATGGGTCATATACCGTTTCGCAGGGAACCCCGGAAGAGATTGAAGAGACACTGAGTATTCTGGGTGGGGAAATTTCCATTGACCGTGTGTTGGACAAGATTACCAACTACATCGAAGACCCCGTTATCACACAAGCGCGAATGTTGGCGAAATCGGTGGCGTTTACGTTCAACAATGCGTTCATCAACGGCGACAGGGGTGTTGACCCCGACTCGTTCGAGGGACTGAAAAAGCGCGTTAGCAATATGCCGTCGCGGATGACGATTGACCTGGCGCAATCTGGTGATTCGCTCAAGGTGTTGGCGAGCGACGTCAACATCCACACATTCTTCGACGCATTTGACCAAGCCATCAAATACGTTGACGGTGCGACGCACATCTTGATGAACGAGAATACGTGGTTGAAAATTGGCAGTGCGGTTCGACGCATTTCTGCCGGCGAATTGACCCTGCGGACGAACGACTTGGGCAAGTTGGTTAAGACCTATAACGGGATTCCTTTGGTTGATGTCGGGCTTAAGAGCGACAAAGCAACCGAAATCATCACCAACACGGAAGACCCCGGGGATGGCGGAAACGACGCAACGAGCATCTACGTTGTTCGGATGGACACGGATGATGGCTTGCACGCGATTCAACTTTCTGGCACATCGCCAGAGGTTTATGACCCCTTGGCAGGCAAGGAAAGCGAATCTGCCCCTAAATTCATTCGACGTGTGGATTGGGCAGTCGGCTTGTTCAACTTGTCCCAATATTGCATTTGCCGCATCAAGGGTTTCAAGATGGCGGCGGCGTAGGGAAGGGGGGGATAAAAAATGCTTGACAACCAACTGCTTTTCTATAACAACCAAGCCGTTACGACGAACGGCAATAGCGCTGCGCTTGATGTTAAAAAGACAAACGTGGACGGCTTTGCTGTGGGCGTTGCGGTAAAGGCAGTTTCGGGAACGTCCCCTACCCTCACGCTAAGCGTTCAAGAATCTGACGATGGTAGCGCGTATAACACCATCTATACGTTCCCACAATTTACTGGTGCAAGTGCGGGTGCGTATGTTGTGGCAAAGGTGCAAAGCAAAAAACGCTATTTGCGACTTGCGGCTACCGTTGGTGGAACTTCCCCGTCCTTCACTGTTCACGCGGGCATTGTGAGCGGTGGTGAGCGGAACAGTTTTGCCTAAACTAATTTGGGCAGGGTAGTAACTACCCTGCCCAAAACAAAAGGGGGAGAAAAATGACGATTATTGTTAAAACGCCAAACAGTGCATATAGTGGCACGGTTCTTGGTGTGTCGTTCAAAAACGGGACTGCTGTTGTTACGGAGCAAACAATTCCCCAACACCTGGGGCGCACAATTGAAGATGTGATTAAACAAATGAAAGAATTTGGGTATTCTGTTGAGGTTATTGACAAAACGGGTAAGAAATGATAACCCTTGGCGAATTAAAGGGGATGTTGTCCAAACGTCTGGACGACCCCACAAACGCGGTGTATTCCGAGGCGGACATAGTTGATTTCATCAATTGGGCGATTCGTGCGCTTGCTGGATACGGATTCCGCAGATTAGTTGTTGCCCAACCGCAAAGCGTTGGCAATAACGAATACGAATTAGACGTTGATGAATTACACGCAAGCGACATTGTTCGTGTTCGTGTTTTAGACGCATATGGCAGTGAGCAAGACACGACGTTCTACGCATACGAAGATTCTGGGACTCTGCCAACCACCAAAACTACTGTCAGAATCAGACTTGAAAGCAGTGTTGGCAACACGGACACAATAAAGGCTTTTTGCGCAGTCCCACATCCAGCGTTGGTAAACACCAGCGATGTGTGTGAAATCCCCACAGAGCCACTGCTTTTATACGCGGCGTATTTGGCGCACTCTAAGAGCGCGCAAAACAAATCGCAAATTGACAGGAAATTCCACATCGAAGAACGGGATACGGCGTTGTCCACGTTCTTGAATACCTACAGGGTGTTTTTGCCGCGTTATAGTTCCGTTCCATTAAGGGTGATGTAATGCCAAGTGATTGCGACTTAGCGATTACCTTTGACGGCGTGCGCTATTTGTTGCGTATCGCTCCACAGTCATACCGTGTCTCACGTGCAAATGACTTTGTGCCACGTATCTCAACGGGCAAACTCACTAACAGCGACTTTGATACGTGGTTTGCGTATGACCAGGATTCCTTGGGTGGTGGGCTGGGTGTGGACACGGCAGAGGACGACCGTTCCGTGTTCTACGATTCAGACCACGAACTAAACACGGTTGGTGATGTGCTTACACTTGCCGCAATGTGGCGCGAAAGCGACCCGTCGTTTATCGCGTATCAATTTATAGATTTCTGTAATTACACGTTTGCGGGTGGTAACAACAAGGTGCGCAAATACAACCCGGCAACTAACACGTGGACGGATAGCAAAACAGGGCTTGCCGCGCCTGTTACTGCGATGGAACGGGCGTTCGGCAAGTTATTTGTTGCGCTTGGCAATTCTACGGATATGGTATCCTGTTCGAACGCCGATACAGACACCTGGGCAACTGAGACGGGGCGCAAGGGCAACTGCTTGCGTTTCTGGAAGGGCAAACTATGGCGTGGAAATGGGGGCAACTTGATTGCGTTTGACGGGACAAATGATATGACCGTTCCCGTCGGAGACCCGCAAAGCACAATTGTCGGGATTGGTGCATTTGAGAACTATCTTGTAATCGGAAAAGACGACGGGAAGATTTACTACTACGACGGCGCGACTGTCTATGACCTTGTTTCAGACCTACCGCCCTACTCAGAAAACTTTAAGAACGCCAAACAACATCTCGGGTGGGTTTATTACCCGATTCAAGGTTCTGTTTTGAGGATGGCGGGGATTTCGGCGGGGTTCACTATCCAGAATATCACGCCCAAAAATCCCAGAGACCGCATTTGGGGATGGGGATTACCCAAAGACATTGCCACGTCTCAACGTTATGTGTATGTATTGTTCAATTTAGCAGAGAACTCATATCCCGCGTTGTTACGGTTTAATGAAAAAGGGTGGCACGTAGTTTGGAAAGGTGTCGCAGGGCGCACGGCGTATGGTTGTTACCACAGTCGTGTGTCGGGGTGTATCTTCGTTAACGATGGAACAACGTGGGCACAGAAAATAACCACCTATGATGACACTCCGTATAACTATGACTATCCAACGTCTCAGCGACGGTGGGTTTATCTTCCCCACCTGACGGCGGGGCTACACAATATTCGCAAAATCTGGCGCGACGTGGAATTAAAAATTGAGGACGTTGGTGTTGGTTTGTCCGACGTGGTTGTTCAATATATGACAGACCGAGATGGTGTTTGGCGGATGGCGGGGACAGTTGTTGAGGGAACAAACGTTTCTGTTTCATTCTCGCAGGATGCCCCGGTTGTTGCAACCGACCTGTGGATTAGAATTGGGTTGCTAACCTACAACTCATCGGTAACACCAAAGGTGTATTTCCCGATTACCGTAAGATTTTTGCCGCGTCCGGAAACCGTGTATGCAATCAGTGCGACCATTTTGTGCGAAAATCAGATTTATCGAAACGACGGCTTGGGTAAGATTCCACTAACGGCTACGCAGATTCTTGACTTGATTCGACGGATAAGTAACTCGCCCAAACCGGTTACCCTTGAGACTCCGGACGGACTACGTTGGACTGTGGTAATGACAAATATTGGGTGGTTAGAGGGGCAGGGATACGCGCGTCCCGACGCCTAGTGTGTTTTAGGAACGCGGGGGAGATACTATGGATAAAGCACTTTCTATCCCGGTGATGTTTGTTTGTGTTGCCGACCCGACTGCAATTGACGAAACGGAAAGGGCTTTCAATCTGACCGTTTATTTTATCGAGGCGCAATACATCACGCCACCTACCATTCTGTTGTTACCAGAATACAGTATTTCTGAATTTGGTGAGTTACCCAATGTCTAGATTAAAGCGACTTGCATATCGGCGTCGAAAATTACCGATGTATACACGCGGAGTTAATGCCCTAAAGTCATTACCATACCTGGACACGCACACATCGAAACCGGAGGCGATTCTCATTAAAGAATTGTTGCGGCGCGGCATTCCAGCGCAATCCCAAGTCCCGATAGGTGGCGGGCACAAACTCGGTGGCGCGGTAATAGACATTTACATACCAACCAACAAGGTGGGGGTTCGTATTCAAGGGGACTATTTTCACGGAATAGCAGAGGCAAGGCGTCGGGACGCGGCGCAATACATTTACCTGGCGGGGCTGGGGTTGAGAATTGTGGACATTTGGGAACGCGACATTTATCAACGACTTGATTGGGTTATAAATCAAATCACAGGGGGGTATATAAATGGCTGACTTTACATTTCAGCGTGTTGTAGATTCCTTGCGCTACTCTATAGCGCAAGATATGAGCATTTCCAGCCCGGGTAATGGCGAGACGCTTGCGCTATCATCTGTTACCGGCATTCCTGATTGGGGATACGCAAAAATCGGTAATGAGATTATTCAATACACAAGCGTAAATGCAACAAACAAAACCATCACGCTTGCAAGTTCTGGTGGGCGCGGTGCGCTTGGCAGTCCAATCGAGGCGCACGCAGCGGGGAGTGCTATTGTTTTTTCAGTGGTTGTTTCAAAGCATATCAATGAACTCGTGGACGCATCACCAACCCGTCTATTAACTACAAAGGGCGGAATTATTGTTGCAGCGGGCACAAACGCTCCGCAACAACTTGTGACGGGCGTGGATGGTCAGGCGCTTGTTGCAGATTCTACCCAACCGCTTGGTGTTAAATGGGCAAATCTGAACAACATCAATCATAGTGTTGGGGTTTACAAAAGCACAAGCCAGACCCTTGCGGTAAATACCTGGACAGTGATTTCGTTTGACGCAAAAGAGTGGGACAACGCGAATATGTGGTCAAGTGGACAACCCACAAGGATTGTTATTCCTGAAAACGGTGTGTATTTGCTTACATTTGGTTCACTTATCGCCCCGGTAAGCGCGAATTGGCGATATGCGCTTGCAAAACCACGCAAAAACGGGACTACCGATTTAGACAGTTTTTCAACATACGGGACAGGAAATGCTGGTATTGGGGTGCCTGACCGCACGGCATTTAATTTACAGGCAAAGTTAAACACGGGGGATTACCTCGAATTTCTTGTTTGGGTAAACGACAACTCCGGTACCAATCCGGTAGTTTCTAGTGTGCGTGCGCAGGTAACGCTTTTAACTCGCTAGAAAGGGGGGAAAACCTATGGTTACTTATCGTGTTTCGGTTATTCTTGCGGTTCTGTTTCTTGTTCTGGTTGTATGTCTCTTGACCGCTTGTTTTTGGGGAGCACAAAAACCCGTCCAAACGTTCGGACGCCACGTGGATGTGCGTGTTGTGATTGTTCCGCCAAACACAACTGCAAAAGAAGACCTTGTGCGTATCGGTGCGGGAAGAGACGACACACTATTGGTGGTTTGTTATGACACCGGGTTGCCAAACTACCTGTATTGCAATGCATTATATCCGAGACAAGGGGGTGCCTGGTAACGATGGCTGACTCCGACCTGGAAAGAATCATTGTCAAACTTGAATCAATTGAGAAGAACTTGAATTTGATTATGCGGGTTCTATTCGGGGAAAACCTGACCAACGGGATGGCTAGAGACATAACCGACATTAAAGAGCAAATTGGCTATGGTTCGCGGCGTCGAATAGTTGACCGCGTTGACCTGCTGGAAAAAATCGCATACGTGTCGCTTGGGTTGTCTGTCGCGGCATTGTCTCAAAACGCGGGACAAATTGCTGGTGCATTACTAACAATTGTGTCTAGGATTTTGGGACAGTGAAAACGGCAGTCTTTGACATTGAGACGACAGACCTTAGTGCGGTCAGTGGGTTTATTTTGTGCGCGGTGATAAAAGAGGTTGGCAAGAAACCAACGGTTCTACGCTATGACAGATTCAGAGACAAACCCGGGCGCGAAATCAAATTACTCAAAGCAATTCTGAGTGAACTATCCAAATACGATATTTTGGTTGGGCACAACATCGCAAATTTCGACATTCCGTTTATCAAAACGCGCGGTATGGTATTGGACGTGGATATAGACCTTAATCCGTTTGTGTATGATACCCTGCCCGCGTTTCGGCGAACGGGTATCCTGACCAAGCGCGGCTTTGCTGGGCGCCCAATCGCGTCGCTTGGATTTGTAGCAGATGCGTTGGGTGTTCCTCAAATGAAAACGGCGATTTATCCACGCGAACACGCACAAACGCATTTCGGTTTAAATACTGAAACATCTATGGCAAAATTGGTTGAACACTGCGTAGCAGATGTTATAATGACAGAGCAGGTATTCTTGCGGTTGCTAAAGTTTGACCGCAAGGCAAAAATCGTAAGAATTTGAAGGGGGTGAGAAAATGAACTTTACGGAAATTCCAATCGCGCAAATCGTTGCGTTCCTTGTTTCTGTCGGTGGTATTTCGTTCTTGCTTGAGCGACTGCCGGGTTGGGGGACATTGCCGGCTGACCTGAAAAAAGTTATCGTGAACACGCTTGCTGCCATCTTGCCGTTTGTTGCAAACATCATTGCCCCTGCTGTTCCGGGTGATATTTATTACGGCACACTTGGGCAACTGATTGTGGCGGCATTCAACATTGTCGCAATGGCGGTCGTTCATTGGCTTGACTTAGCGTTCAGCGGTTTGGCTAAACAAATTTCCACAACGGCAAAGACAACCGAAGGGGCAGTGTAGGGGCAATGTAGGGGAATGCCCCCGTCCCCTACATCCTTAAAGCGGTGTTACTCTATGAGTAGCGCCGCTTTAATTATCGGGACGCACGCGCAACATCGGTATTTTAGTGCCTTGTAACAGCCAACAGTCGGGACACGAGCCATCCTTCCCCGTTGTCCAGACATCTGGACGCCAAAAATATCGGTTAGTTTGTGCAATTTGCGGGTTGTGTTACCATTGTGCCATTTCCCAAGTGCGTCCCAAAAAGCCGAATTTCCCTGCCGGGGGCGTGTGCAGCGTCGGGGTGTGTCATTCCAACAACTTGACAAAAGTGTCTAATTACGTCTCCAAATTGTTTGCAACCTTAAAATTTTGATTCAACCCCATTTTTTAACAAAAAAGCACTTGACAAATCAGTAAATTTGTGGTATTTACGTGGCAGGATAAAATACTAAAAGCCACAGGGGGTAAAGATGAAAAAATTTCTGCATTACGTTGGTGGAAACTACACACCAGAAAAGTTTGTAGAAGAGGCGAAACGGCTTGGTATTACGCGGCGCGTTCCACCGAGTGCTGTTCGGCAATTCTCGTTCGGTGATAAAGTCGTGGTTGCGTACTACAACAGCGGAAAGCCGTTTGCATTCGCAGAATTTGAAATCAACGGAATTGTTTTACGTGGTGAAGTCGCGCAAAACATTATCGCCCAACTTGTTCTAGAGGGACGATGCAACATCAATCCGAATAGTGTTGGTTCGTTCGAACGTGAATGCGGCGAATACGAATATGCCACATTTGAGATTGACCAGAATGTTACAATCCACGAGATTGCGTATCGCGCAGAGCAATACGCCAAGCAAACCGGTGCGGAACTTTGGTTTATGCTTGGTGGCGTGCTAACGTGTGTCTATGACGAACCCCAAAAAATCAGTGAACCATTTTTTCGTGGTTTTAAATTGATTGAATCTGACGGTAAAGCGGTTCCACACAACAAAGCGGTTATTATCCAGGTGGACAATTACGAAAGAAAAGAGGTGATTAAAAAGAAAAACGCAGGTAACGCAAAACAGGAACGAAAGCAAGAGCAAGAAAAATCAGAAAATCCGGAGGTGCAACTATGATGAACATTCAATTACCAAGCAATCCCGACATTTTCAAGGACGAACAGGGTATTTCGTTTCCCATCCCCAATGTGCCGTTTGTGTATATCAGAAACGGAAGCCCAATCTATGAGCAATTCGGGGGCGTGTTGTATCTTGGTGGTTGGGGCATCGAAAAGTCAAAGTTTGAATCCTCAACGTTGATGAATCACGCACTTGGTTTCCGACTTTACAAGGAAAAGCGAAAGGGCGTGGAATTTCAAACATACATCACTCCCTATCTGTGGGTTGCGCCATTAAAGGGGCGAACGTCGTGGGTTAACAAGACAACCGGCGAGCGGGCAAAGAAACGATTTCCGTCTGCCCGGCTGCATACCCAGGTTTTTGCGGCAATCGCAAAGCAAACCGACAGTGGTTTGGAATTTGCATCCTGGGCAATCCTTTCGGCGACGGGGTATCAGGTTGGTTTCCTGCGCGCGGCAAACAAAAAGTTTGCGACTGAAACAGCGGCGTTACGCGGGGATATTAATGCCACATTCTTCTACAAGAAACTTGGATTTGAGGTCGCAAATTTCCGCGAGGTGGGCAGTGGCGCAAACACGAGCGAAATCAATCCTGTGGACTGCCTGGTCATCCCGAACAGTGAGAGCGAACTTGGGAGCGCGTATGTCGGAAAGGAAATTCTAGAACAAGCCGCACAGATTATTTCTGAGGGTATGGCTTGGTTCGATGCGTGGGCAAACCTGCCCGATGACCCAAGCGGTTATGCGCCAACGGCGGTTCACAAGACTCAAGAGGACGAAATTTTCTCTTAGCGGTTTGATTTGGGCGGATGGACGCCCATCCGCCCAAATCCCACACAAATCCAACACAAATCCCACACAAAGGGGGTAAGGTAAAATGACTGATTATATTCGTTCTATTCCTGAACTTTCTGTTTATCAAAGTGCAGACGTTGTTCCACAAATTACACACGAGCAAGCAACTGCATTAACCACAGCGATAAAAGATGGTTTGCGGCAAATTAGCAAGCAATTTATTGAAATCGGGCGGTATTTGCTTTTCGGATACGAACACGGCGCGCACAGTGTGTTGGGGTTAAGTTTCCCAGAATGGTGTGAATTGGATATTTCGCTCAAGCGTTCTACCGCATACGCCCTGATGCAAATCGCACGATTAGTGGAACAATACCCGTCCCTTGAAGAGCGCGTCGTTGAACTCGGCGTTTCAAAATCTGAATTGCTTGTGGCGCGTGCGGGTTGGGATTCGCGGCAAGGGAAATATGCAAAAAGCGAAGATGAAATCGTCGAATTGATTGATACGGCGAAAGAAATGACCTGCCGTGATTTCAAACGCGGCGTCAAAGAGGATGAGCAATTCGACATTGCATATGTTACTTGCACGTGCGGGTGCAATCGGACATTGAAATTAACTTTGACACGCGGAGCGCGTGTCATTAAAACAGAGGTGATGACAGGCAATGCAGTATGGGAAAGCAATTAAACTAGCAAGGGCACTACTAAATCAGAGTGCGATAGAATTTGGTCGCACTCTTGGCGTGTCAAACGCCGCTATTTCGATGTATGAGAGCGAAAGGCATAAACCTAAGCGCGCGTTACTAGACAAACTTGCGTCCTTAATGCGGCGCGTTTACCGTGAAAACAACGATGAGTGCGTGCGCTCGATTGCCGTAGTTCTTGAATCCGTGTTTAGTGGCGATGCAAAATACCGCGTTTTATACAAAACGTGGAACTTGCAAGTCAAAACGGAAGGCGGTCAATGGATTGCAATTTCGGATACAAAGGGGGTCTTGCGATGAGTAAATTTTTGAAGTTCGCATCAAACGATTCGCCATTGGTGATTTCGCCGACACTGGCAACTCTCGTTGGACTGAATGAGAGCCTGGTCGTCCAACAACTGCACTATTTGACATTGATGGGGCTTGGGCGAACAGTGGACGGAAAGCGATATATCAGAATGAGCGTCTCGGCGTGGCACAAACAGTATTTCCCGTTTCTAAGCGAATCGTCAATTCGGCGCGCGCTTGAGTCATTGTGCAATCGTGGAATTATCTCATCGCGCAATGACCTGAGCACGGGGTTTGATAGAACAAGTTGGTATGCAATCGAATACGACACACTTGGTTCGCTTGAAGAGCAAGCAAAGGACAACACGGATTTGATTGCATACAATAAGCGTCGAGCCCGTGCGGCGCAAAACTCCGAATCCGAGGGGATGATTGAGGTTGAGGATAAAACGCCCCAGGCAGTTGACTTGCCCGTGTTAACAGATGAACCGCCCGTGTCCGAACATCTGGACGAGCCAACTGAATCGCCCGAACGCCCCAACGAGTCGGCGGAGCCACCAGCGTCCGAACATCTGGACGACAGTGGCAAATGCATTCGCCATTTTGAACAAATGGATTTAGTCAAAATGGCGAATGGATTTGGTCAAAATGGCGGAACAATATACATAGAGAACAACATAGATTACAATCATAGAGATTATTTTGCGCAAGCGGGCGCGCAAAAACCGTGCGCGCCGAAAGCGGGAGCGCAAACCGTCCCGAAATCCTCTTCCAGGGCACCGAAAGCGGGAGCGCAAACCGTCCCGAAATCCCCTTCCTCTTCCAAGAAGGGTGCGTGCGAGATACCAAAAGCGGTTCAGGTCTTCAGGGGCGTTCGTAGATTCTATCCGCCCAAGAGCGCGTGGCTGGAAATCGCGTCCGTAGTTGGCGATGAAGAGGATGCGCTTTCAAGGTGGCGGGCGGCATTGGTTGATGCCGATATGCGTGGATGGAATCCGCGCAATGTGGCGGGCGCGCTCGATATTTTTCGTGGGCGCGCTCCAAGGCGTGGCGCGGGGGCTGAGGTGGCGCACGACAAACCCAAGCAAAATGATTATGCGGCTGTTTTTGCGCAATATCGCGCGGAAACGGGGCAACCGCATCCACTAGAACAATATCTCAAATAAAAAAAGGGGGTCAAAATGACAAACACAAACTGCAAATTATGTGGCGGGGTTGGCTTTTTTCGGCTTGACGTTCCGCTAGATGATGAAAACTTCGGGAAAGCAATCCCCTGTGATTGCACAATGCAAAGAATGCGCGAAATCAACAAGGCGCACATTGATGCGTGGCGTAAATGGGCGAATATTCCCGGTTGGAGATTTGATTATCCAATTGACAAAATTGCGAAAGACTCAACTATCTCGTTTATTGATGACAAACTTACCTTCCTCGTTTTGTGGGGCGGGTATGGAGTCGGGAAGACTGGATTGTTGGTTGCCGCAACGAATACAATGTGGGAACGTGGCGTCCCTGCTATTTACGCCAACGTCCCGCGTTTGTTAGACAAGTTGCGTTCTACATACGAGGACGACAACGAGGAAAATTTCGACACGTTGTTTTCTACATTGTGCAACACCCCGTTCTTGGCTTTGGACGAATTTTATCGCTACAAGGCAAGCACGTGGGCAGTTGAAAAAATGGAAATACTGATTGATTATCGTTATATCAACCAATTGAAAACGTTGGTTGCCACGAATTTTTCACCTGACGCAGATACGATGATTGGTTCGCGGTTTAGAGACTCGTTGGTTTCGCGTGTGTTAGAGGTGCGTGGCGTTGATATGCGCCCGCACAGAGACAAAATTGAGGTGGCGCGAAATGTATAGAAAACCAAAGGGTCTGTGCGTAATTAAAGGCACTAGCAAGCGTCGTATTAGCGGAAAGCGCAATGTTGTGTTTGTGGGTCGGGGAACCATTTGGAAAAATCCATTCAAAGGGTTTTCCCCAATCGCGGCGGCGGTTGCATATGAGTTAATGTTGGTTTTGATGTGCAATCAAGACCCGAAACTGTTTGATGAGTTCGTCGCTCCATTACGGGGCAAGCACCTGGCGTGCGATTGCAAAGCGAATATTTGCCACGCCGATGTATTGATGGAATATGCAAACGGGGGTGATTAAATGGCAAAAATGACACGTGAACAACTTGATGTAGTTAACGCGATTGACAACGATTTTAGAAATTTCAATCGGCAAGAGAAAAGGAACTATGTTGGGATGAGTGCGGCAGGGCACTGTTCGTTGAAAATTTATAACAATTTCTTCAACCCTGAGCACTCGCTACAACTTCTGAGATATAGTGTTAGGGGTTATCTCTTTGAGGGGGACATTAAAAAGAGGTTGGAACGTGTTGGGCTGTATGTCCCAAACTCCGAAAGAGAGGTTGTGGCATCGTTTGACCCGCGTTTTCGGGGGCATACCGATGGGATGGTAAACAATATGAGACTGCTTGAAATTAAGTCGGTAAATCCTGAAAGGTTCAAGAAGGTCAAGGCGCACGGGATACCGCTTTCCGAGCATTATGCCCAGGTTCAAATGTATCTTAGACACGGCGGATTTCCCGACGCGATGATTTTGTATGTTGACGTTGCAACCTATGAGCACTACCCGATTTTTGTTGTGCCAGATGCGTTCTATGCTGATTTGATTGATGATAAAATCAAGCGTGTCTTGGCGGCAATTGACACAAAGACACCGCCACGTTGTGAATGTGGCTATTGTCTCTTGGACAACAGGTTTGAAATAGGCAATGATTGACATTTACGTTACACTTCGATTCCCACCGCAAGCCAAACCTGTTGTCATCGGCGGTGTCTGGTATTCACCAAACGACGGGTCTGGATATATGGTGGAACTTAGCGGGGCGCAATACAGGTACGATGGCGACGGTATCTTAGCGTGGTATTCCAAGGCACAATGGGAAATAATACGTGAACTTGGTATCCTCGACGCGATTATTGAAATAGAAAGGGGGTGCAAGAAATGAAACGGAAGGGTATTTTGGGGTTCTTGTTGTTTGCGGACAGCCAGGATGGTAATATGCGCTATGCTGCCTTGTCTTACATTGGCGGCACGAAATCACCAACGAGGGTTGATTCGCACAATCCAATTACGCCAAGCAGTTTTCATCGTGTTTACCGTTCGATTTTGAAACTTGGCGTAGAAGAGTTCAGGTTCAAAAGCAGTGGTGGCTACGCCAAGTCGCGGTGCATTGGCGAAGAAGGGGGTGATAGCGGATTGTAATCGGGCGGAAATCTCAGGCGATTAGTTTTTATTAACGAAAGGGGGTCAAATGGACAAACAACGTGGTTTTGGTAATTTAGCGTTTTACATTTTTGGTGTGCTTGCGGTTTTCTCGGCGGCGTGTGTTTCCCTTATCCCATCGGTTATGGTTTGGCGCCTTCGGTTTTTCGACGGTGTTGGATTGCCTGCCGATTTGGCTGAACTCGTGCGGTTTATAGTGCTGGTTGCGACTCCGGTTTCGGTTGTCGTCATTGGTTTAATCCGCGTGTTTGCGGTG